CTTACGACATCACTGGTGACGCTTACAGCACTGTTCTGGCTATCGCTATGAAGGATCCCGAGACTGGCAAGACTTCTTATCTGTGGTCTGACTATCAGTACTGGGTAGCTCTGCGTGAGTGGAAGAAGCGTGAGGAGAAGGAACTGTTGTTCGCTAAGGGCAATCGTCAGGCTGATGGTACTTATAACCTGAAGGGTACTAACGGTCGTTATGTTGCTAAGATGTCTGGTCTGTTTGAGCAGATTTCTCCGGCTAACGTACGTTACTACACTCACCTGACTGCTGAGCTCCTGGAGGACTTCCTCTTCGACCTCTGCTACAACCTGCTGGGTACCAACGAGCGTAAGTTCATCGCTCTGACTGGTGAAATGGGTATTCGTGAGTTCGACCGCATCCTGAAGGAGAAGGTTGCTAGCTTCAATATGATTGATACTGTATTCGTAACTGGTACTGGTCAGAACCTGACTCTCGGTGGTCAGTTCACGACTTACAAAATGACGGAGGGTATTGAGCTGGGTCTGAAGCGTTGTGCTCTCTTCGACAACATGGAGCTGTTCCGTCAGTTGCACCCACTGACAGGTAAACCCCTTATGTCTTACACCTTCCTGTTCGTTGATCTCGGTCAGCGTGACGGTCAGGCTAACGTTGTAAAGGTTTGCCGCAAGGGTCGTGAGTTCGTACAGTGGTTCACCGGTGGTTCTGTAGCTCCTAACGGTTATGCTAACAGCATCACTACGCTGCGTTCTAACAGCCGTGACGGTTATCAGGTTCACTTCCTTGGTGAAATGGGTATCATGCTGCGTAATCCTCTGTCTTGCGGTATTCTGTATTGCGACGCCGAAGATACTGAAATCAGCAACGAAGGTATCTGATCTCATAAACAAAGATATAATGATGTCCGAGGGGAGTTATAACGACTCCCCGCCCGGCATCACAACATACTAATGTAATATTATGGTAGTTGAATTAAAGATTAAGAAAAAGAATCCCTGGGCTGGATTAGTAAAATATAAAGCTTGTTTTGATTACATTGCTCCTTACTTCACAAGGTCTGGGTCGATATATACGGGATTGACACCCGAAGATGAAAAGTATTACGAAAAGGTTTTAGGTTACGAGGACGGCCATCTTTCAAAGTCTAGCAACTTCTGGGACACGTTCTGTGTAAAAGTTGGTTCACGTGGTCTTATCCTCGACGATTCTATTCCTCGCCAGGAAATGATTATCAAGTTCTTGAGTGGTCACAAACGTGTTGCTACTTCTCTTGATAAACTTACGGCTGGCAAAGATTATTTGTTGATTAATCGCGAAGCTGAAGCTGTTGAAGCAAACAAACTCAATAAGCAGCGTCGCGAAGCTATTAAGGAATTTGACAAACTTAGTCTCGATCAGATGCGTAAATGTCTACGTCTGTTTGGCGTTAAGGCAGATAAGATGTCTAACGAGCTTGTAGAGTCTACTTTGTTCGGATTGGTTGATAAGCAGCCTAAGAAGTTCTTTGATAAGTGGATTAACAACGCTTCAAAAGAGACAGAGTTCTTACTCGAAGAAGCTATTGCAAAAGGCGTTATTCGTAAAGATAAGACACATTACTTCTACGGAAGCGATATGTTTGCTGACAGTCTTGAAGAAGCTATTGCATACCTTGACAACAAAAAGAATCAGGATCTAAAACTTTCTATTATTAACGAAACACAGAATAAATAATCTGTGTTAAACACATGAGATATGACGCATAAAGACATATATACTAAATTCATGATAGAATATGACAAGGCAAATGTTACTTCGTCATATCCATCGTTAACAGAATATGAAGTTGCTACGATTCTTGACAAAGCTTACAATGCTTTGATTGCTCAAAAGGTTACTGGTAACAATGTTCGTAGAGCTACGTTTGAAGCAGATACTAAAGCTATTTCGGATTTACAGCCGATTGTTGTAAAAGGGAAACCTATTACGGCATATGCTATTGCCGATACTAATATACTGTACGGCAATCTCCCAGAGAAATATTTATACTTCGTTAGCGCTAATCTTGTTCGTACGACTGTATCGGAAAATCTTACCGAAACTACCGCTTATGTGTATAACGGAGATGTGAACGGAAGCTCGTCATATGCGTGTACAATAAATGTACCAAATGTCGATATGTACAACAATCTTGTTGAAGGCAAGACATACTCAGAAGACTATATAAAAAGTATATATCTATACAAAAGTGAATATGACAATGTTCCAGTTGGAGGTTGGATTGACGTGATGCTTAATGGTGATTTTGATCACGGCAATAAAATATTTACTCTCAAAAAAGTAAAGGCAATGATGTCTTCAAAAGATGCTTCTGCATACGACAAGATAAAAGATCGCAAAATTCCTGTAAAGTTGGTAAGTCACGACATGGCAGAAAAGTTTATGGCGTCGTCTTTCAACATACCCTGGATTAAAATTCCAGTATGTTATATCGAAGATAACAAAATATACGTTGTTTACGATTCTTTCAAAACTCCGAACATCACAGACGGCATACAGCTTACGTACATAAAAAAACCAAACACGTTTGTAAAGGATTTGGATTCTAGTGTTTTTTCAAACGCGACGGGCGTTACGTATTTTGATCCAGGAGACGGAGGAGCTGATGTAGCCGCATTATATCAATTTGAATGCAACTCTACGGTAGCGGAAGAGTTGATTAGTCTGGCTATTGCATTTGCTCTTGAGAACGTGGAATCACAAAGACTTAATTCTAAACTTAATATGAGAGGACTTGAAGCATGACACTAGAAGAGACAAGACAGTTAGGTATTGAGTTCGAGAGACGAATTCAAACTATGATTCCAGAGCGAGAGTTCTTGAATAAGCTAGATTCAGAAACTATATATTCGTTTTTGAATCAATATCAAGATAAATATATACACGATATTTATAGAAACTTAGACAATATTCCAGAGGGTTCTAAATTATCTGCTCACGTTGAGAGTGTACTACAAAGTCTACTTAAATCTGTAAACCTTACTGTTGAGGGAGATGAAAGTACAAATACCATTCAAGATCCGAATAACATTATAATTGATACAGCTAGATCCCATACGTTCGAACTTCCCATATCGTTTTATATGTATATTAGAAG